GATCCACCAGCAGGAGGAACAGATCCAAATACACCTCCAGCAAATGATCCACCAGCAGGAGGAGCAGATCCAAATACACCTCCAGCAGCGCTAACTCAGGCGGATCTAGAGAAGGCAGCACAGTCGGCCGCAGATAAGGTAAGAACTGAGGCAGCTAAAAAGACAGCAGTACTAGAGGCAGAGATAAAAAATTTAAAGTTAAAAGGTATGAGTGACGAAGAAAGAAGAATTGCGGAGCTCAGTGAAAAAGACACTGCATTAGCGGAAAGAGAAGCCAAAATACTATTAGCAGAGTCTAGAGGTAATGCATTACAGGTACTGACAGCAAACGCACTTCCTGTGGAATTTCAAGAGTTCGTAATGGCGGATACCTTAGAAAAAACTACAGAGAGAGCATTAAACCTTAAAAAGGTTATAGATGTAGCAATTGCTGCAGGTGTTAAAAATGTTCTAAAACAAAACGGGTACAATCCTGATCTAGGAGCCGCAAATCCTGCAGGATCAGTAGACCCTAACAGTATGACGGACGAGCAATGGGCTGACTGGAGAAAGAAAAACCCGGAAAAAATATAGGAGGGATTACGTATGTCAAATGTTTTAATTACACCACAAGCTGTCGCGAGAGAGATGGCGTTTAGATTAGCAGGAGCATTAAACTTTGGAGGTCTTGTATATAGAGACTTTTCGAACGAGTTCCAAAAAGTGGGAGATACTATTAAAGTTAGAAAACCCGCAACATTCGAAGCGAAAGACTTTGACGAGTCTGTAGGTATTCAGGTACAGGCAATAACAGAAGGGTCAGTGGATGTTAAATTAGATATTATAGGAGATATCTCAGTTGAGGTAGGTTCAAAAGAACTTACATTAGACATGAAGTCATTCTCTACTCAATTTTTAGAGGGTGCAGTATTGGCCATCAGAGATATGATAGATAAGAGAATATCGGGGCTTTATGCTGACGTCCCTTATTACGCAGGAACTGCAGGAGATACACCTTCTGATTTAAAATCAGGATTTACATCTCCAAGAAAAGTATTAAACATTAATAAAGTACCTACAACTGGAAGAGTAGTTGTATTTGATCCTGAGGCAGAGGCAGAATTGTTAAACGTAGATGCAATAGTTAATGCAGATAAGTCAGGTTCTACTGCAGCTCTTAGAGAAGGGTTTATGGGTAGAATCATGGGAATTGATACGTACATGAACCAAAACGTAGCAACACATACTGCAGGAGCATATGCAGCCCTTGCAGACGTATCAGTATCAGCGGCCTCTAAAGGTGGGGGCGTAATGACATTAACGTCGGCAGCAGGCA